GGCTATAAGTGTAAGTTATGCTAATTCTGCAACCAACCTAGCAGGCGGCGGCCCGTGGCAAATTCCTTTCCAATCAAATACTGGAACAACTACATTCAATCCGTTATTCCAATATGACAATACTAAACTATTAATTTCTAATACCACAACTTCGTTAAACTCGTCTACCGGGGCATTGGTTGTACTTGGTGGTGCAGGATTTGTTACCGATGTAAACATTGGAAGAAATTTAACCGTTAACGGAAACTTTACTGTTAACGGAACAACTACATGGGTTAACTCAACAAATTTAGATGTAACTGATAAGAACATTACTATTGCTAAAGGTGCTACAACTGCAACTATGGCAGACGGGGCAGGCTTAACTATCGAAGGACCAGTAGTTCCGGTACAGTGGTATTATAATGCAGGAACAGACCGTTGGGTATCTAATAGACAAGTTGAAATTCCTAGCGGATATGTAAACTCCGGAATAAATTCTACAGCAACAACAAATGGAGCCTTTATCATTAGAGGTGGGCTTGGAGTAAGTGCTAACGTAGTTGCAGATGAACTTTTTGGAAGATTTACAGGTCCAATTGGACTCGCTACAAAAAATGGCGGGAACTTTACTGGATTATCAGCAAATGATATAGTTAGTTTTACTTCTAATCAAAATGCAACAAGCACATCAACAGGCGCATTAAGAGTTGTTGGCGGGGTTGGAATTGGTCAAGATTTATATGTTGGTGGAAAAATCTATGGATATGTAAGTACAGCAACTTATGCATTAACTGCTGGTGTTGCAAATACTGCAACTAATGCAGACTATGCTACTACTGCATCATTTATTGGCGGCGGAACTCCTGGTCAGATTCCTTACCAACTTGCTACGGGAATTACAACATTTTCTGCAAACCTTAAATTTATAAGTGCTTCTAACGAGTTTCAAACAGTTAATATTAAAGCAAATAAGATAAGAGTTGAAGTAACTAGTACATCGTACACTGAAGGCCTAGAGTTAATTAATACTAATACGCTAGGTAATAAATCACCGTTGTTTAGATTATCTACTGCGTCTAATAGTATTATTTTTGTAAATGATGCAAGCACTCTTAAAATTTACAATAACACAACTACTGATTCTTTATTCTCTCTTAATGCTACATCACTTACGGTAGCACCTAGAACGCTTATTAACAATACTCTTACGGTAGCAGGAGATATATTACCAGATTTCTTTGATGCATATGATATAGGTAAAATAGATAATGCTTGGAGAAATGTATATGCCAACACCGCAACCATTGACTATGAAGTACGGGTAGGCGATGTATCGGTTGATAATTATAGTAGATTTATTCACTATAGAAACGCAACGGGAAACTTTAGCATTTACGGGGTTCCTATTGAATTTGGTCAAGCAACAATTATTACTAATGAAGAAAACAACTGGAATCAAGCAATAGTTCTTGGAGATACCGGGTCATCTAGTGCAACGCACGGGTTGTTTGGCGTAGTAACTGCTGACAATTCACTTGGACCATATGGTAATCCTAGTACCGGATTAGAAACATCATGGCAACAACGACTTATATTATTTGGAAATGGTATACTTAAAGTACCAACTGGCGGAATTCAACTTAACGGTAATCTTACCCCACTTACTAATAATTTGTACGACATAGGCTTTTCAACAGCAACCTGGAGAAATTTATTTGTAAGTAATGCTACAATTACAAATGCTACAATAACAACTGCTGCCATCACAACTGCTAATATTACAACTGCTACTGCCACTACATTGGCAAGTACAACTGCTACCATTGCAACATTGAGAAGTACTACAGCTACAGTTACTACTCTAGCAAGTACAACTGCTACTATTACAACAGTTAATGCTACGACTGCTACAATTACTACTCTAGCAAGTACAACTGCTACTATTACAACAGTTAATGCTACGACTGCTACTATTACTACTCTAGCAAGTACAACTGCTACTATTACAACAGTTAATGCTACGACTGCTACTATTAGTACGCTTAATGCTAATATTGGTATGATTAAGGCAAGTGTTAATAACGCTCAAATTAAAACTGGTGCTACCGGAGTTGTTGACCATGACCTATCATTGGGTACAACATTCCTACATTCGTCAATGGCAGGAACTTTTACTGCTAATTTTATAAATGTTCCAACTTTAGACTCGGGAACAATTATTGTAGATTTATACTTGGCTCAAGATGGTATTAATAGTCGATTTGCAACCAGTGTTACAATTAATGGTACTGCGATTACCGGAGTAATTTTTGGATCTACTGCGGCACATGGGTCATTTATTACAGGTGTTCACCGTCAAAAAATTACACTTTTAATAAGTGGAGTTACCAAATATGCATTAATTGATTACGAAGCATATACGCCCTAAAGATTGACTTGCTGGCATTAATTATATATAATTAATTGATGCTAACAAGTTTACCATTATCAGGCGCAAAAGTTATCTCTTCAAAAAAAATTAATGACAGTAGAGGTTGGTTTTTAGAAGCCTTTAAAGAAACCTGGCTCGAAGAACACGGAATCGATCATCGATTAATATTTGATTGCTGTAGTTTTAACAAACATGCAGGAACGTTGCGCGGCCTACATTCGCAACTAGGTGATAGTGTTCCTGGAAAATTACTTCGAGTATTATCGGGAAGTGTGCAAGATGTTTTAGTAGATGCAAGAAAAGATAGTCCTACTTACGGAAAGCATATTACTCTAAACCTTTCCGCAGAAAACGCTGATATTGTTTACATTCCTCGAGGATTTTATCACGGGTTCCTTACATTAGAACCTAACACTCTTGTATACTATAAAGTTGATAGCTACTACGATCCTAAAACTGATTGCGGCGTAGCGTGGAATGATCCAACACTTAATATTAATTGGGATTTAGAAGCGTTATATGGTGATAGAATAAGAACCCCTAATTTAACAATAAGCGACCGTGACCAAAAAAATCCCTTATGGGACGATTGTTATAAATTCTAACATGAATGTTTTAATTACCGGCGGCAACGGAACAATTGGTAAATTTTTAAAAGAAAAACTTTCTTATAATATATTTGCGCCTACAAAACATGAATTAGATATTACATCGGCAGATGCTGTTTCTAAATATTTTGACGAACATAAAATAGATACGGTAATACACTGCGCCCTTACTGGTAGAAATGATTTGTTTAGTAAAGACCCTACTTTTACTACTAATAGTTTATGGATGTTTAGAAATTTATGGAACAATCGACACAAATATAATAAATTAATTAATCTTGGTACTGCTTACGAATTAGATCTTGAAAAAAATAATGAAAACATTATTGAGACAGAGTTTTTAAATCATTTGCCATTGACTAGTTACGGTTATGCTAAAAATATAATAACAAGAATAATTTATGAAACTGATAAATTTTATAATTTAAGATTATTTGGAGTGTTTCATGAACACGAAGCAGATAATCGATTCTTTAAAAAATTATATCTTAATAACGGTATAGAAATAAACAACGACATTTATTTAGACTACATTTATCTCGGTGATATTGTCCCTGTTATTAAAGAAATTATAGACAACACAGTTATACACAAAGATATAAACATGGTGTATTCTCACAAATTTAAATTAAGTGAGCTAGCTAATGTGTTTTGTATTATTAATAATATAGATCCTGCTAACATAATAGTAACTGGTTCTAAAGGAAATAATCTTACAGGTGACAGTTCTCGATTAGAAGTACTTAATTTAAGAATGTTAGGGTTACGTCGAGCCCTAGCTTTATATCAGCGTTAGAATTATTTCTAATTTATCTTTTATATATTTGTTGTTAAGACTAGTCTTAACGCCTTGATGCAACGGTTTAGGGAACCCCTCGTAGCTACACCAGGCATACCCAGAATGCTCATTGTTAAGCTGTGGAATAAATTCGTTATCTATTAATAATACGTAAGTATTGTAACTGAAATGTTGATCGTTGCTCATGTAATGTTCTAGTGGAATAACTTTTTTGATAACCGGAGTCTTGCCAACTTCCTCATTTATTTCTCTAGTAAGAGTATCGTATGGAGTAAGATCAATAGGTTCTTTTTTGCCCCCTACAAATCCCCAAGTATTTGCAGTTTTTCCTTTATCTCTTAATAAAAATAAGAATCTTTTGGTATTTTTTGAAAGAAATAATCCTCCACTACAAGTGATTAATTTCATAGTACTAACCGCCATGCTCCTGTCTCGTATATACCTTCAAAGCTCTTTGACCACTGCCACCCGCCGTTAGAATTATCCCATTTATATTGAATGCCGGTATATATATTGTTTACATAAGTAACAATTTTAGTGTTAGTACTGTCAAATAATACAGACCAAACTGCACCGTCCCATTCAATTATGTCATTTGTAAATGCTTGAAAGTCTGTGCCATCGAGATTTTTCCATGCTTCAGGTCCTGAATATCCTGATAAATTAAACAACTCAGCATTGATATCTTCTAAAATAAGATACCTAGTACCTGCAGGTTTTCCTTTTGGATTAAATTTTACAGGGTCTATAATTGCATCAACTGTACCTCTTCCACCTATAAGTGTATTAAGTGGGACAGTGTCTGAGTCAAATGATAGTATCATTGAAAAATCATCAAGCGGATTAAGGCTAATGTATGCAATTATTTCTGAATTATTGCTTTTTAATAATCGTATTTGGCTTAATCCTGCCCTAAATTTCCCTGGATATAAATCTAGAATGCTGATCCAATTTGCTTTAGATTGAAGATCATTTGTAGAAGTAAGATTATTGTTTGTATTATGGGGAACTAGAGATGCGGTATTGTTTAAAACAACTAATGAAAAATTACCAGGCGTTACCACACTTCTTCCTGCAGGAGTCTGGCCAACAAATAAATCAGCAAGCGCATCGTCTCTATAATCGTGTCTACTTTCAAGAGTTGCAATTGATTGACTAATGAAAACGTTAGAAATAATTTTAGTAATAATACCTAATTTTTTAATCTTTGCAGGAGGATTAATCCATATAGGACAACTAAACTGTAAATTGCATATACTGATATCTGATTCTAATCCTTGAGGAATATTTCTAGTTTCAAAAGTTTGAGAAGTAAGTTCTACTACACTTAAACTAGACCAATCAATATAATTGTCTGTACTCTGTAATTCTAAACTAGGATTAAAGAAAACAGTTATTTGTTCCCATAATTGTAATTTTTGATCAGTATTAGTAGTCCATAGATCTGCCGAGAAAGTAGCAAGATAAGGAGTAGGCATTAATCTTTCAACTGTATAGTTGCCGCCTTGTCCTCTTCCGTATATATCAGTACTATCATCAAAACTTCTTTCTCTAATATTAACTTTACTTACAAAAGTTGGATCTTGCACTCGGCTTCTATCATATTGCAAATCTTTAATATAACAAGCAATAAAAGGAGCACTCTGTACAATATTTTCGCTATTTTTGTTTATGATTTGAGATACTTGTCGACTTACATCTCCGTACTTCACAGGCACTTCAACTAATTGACCTTTTGCATCCTTGTAACTAAAATTACTCATTAATCTCATAAATTGCGTAAGATAGCGTTTAACCTGCCCGTCGTAAAAATAATCCATTACTCTTGACCTTTATTTTTTCCTAGACTTCTTTTTTTATCTAGTTCCCTACATTCTACACACTCGCAATCTGGGCATGTCTCGCAAGTTCGACACAGCGAATCGCAATGGGCGTCACAACCACACGCACACCTAGAAGTAAAACGTCTATAGTTTTGAAAATCATCCATGTACTTTTCCATTAATTGTCTGCCTTTGGTCTTAATGCTTTGCTGAGAGCCTGTTTTTGTTGAACAACTTTTCCGTCAATTGTTGCAGTAGTATTGTTATTAACAAATGTACCACGTTGTGTCAGTTTAACATCTTTGCCTTGATACGGAGCACCTATTGCTGTATCTTCTGTACCATGATTAGTAAGAGTCATTCGAACATTGTCTTCGTACTTAACCCAACGTTTACCATCATATCTAAATAACCGATTTGGAAAATAGTCAGTACGTAAATGAAACTGTCCTTTGCTGGCCCCAGGGGGGAAAGTAAGACCAAATGAATATGGCGCACCATTTGCAGGAGTAGCATCACCGGTCATATACCCAACATAAAAATCTTTTGAAGGATTTGCTAACGTAGAAGTTACATTAAGTCCTAGTTGATCAATAGTTACATCTGTCTCCGAAGCGTCAAGATAATCAACTAATCCATTTTCATCTAACGGAATTGTAAATAGATTTTTAGTTTCATATCCGCTTAATTTAACATCTTCTTCAGCTTGGGCAATAATAGCACGATTAATTTCAATGCTTTTATTGTAAGTTGACATAATGTCCCTTAACGTAGATCCATCACCTGCACCTGCATCAGCATCAAGAATTTCTTTAAATTCTTGACTATCAACTAATGGTTGACATTTTGCTCTTATCAAATGCGGATACCATGTTTGACTAAATCCAGCGGCCGCTCTTGTTACATCAGTAACAACATAATATCGTTTTAAGGCAACTGTTGCATCATCTAATGCATATTCATCTTTTAAATGGGGCAATTCTAGTACATCACCTGCCATAAGTTTTCTACCTAAATTACCAACGGTAGAACTTAAATGAAATGTTACCATAATATTATCGTTTTGTAAAAATAACCCAAACTGACTTAAATTAAAATCAATATCTTGCATAGTATAAATTCCACGCAACTGATATACGTCTGAATCATAATGCCTATCTCTGTTTTCTAGAAATATAAGATCTTGTATTCCTAGTTCGCTTATAGGGTTTGTATTAACAGGCACACCGGGAGTAGAATTTCCAGCGTCCGGATTAACAGGACCTAGATATTTGTGAACAAACACATCAGTTCCGCCCACCTGAAACTGTTCGTTGATTGTGCGGTCTAAAAATTTAAAATCATTGCCCTTTTCGGGACGGTA